TTAATATTATCATCAACAGCTTCAGGATATTTCCCCTCAATTGAGCCAAAAACATTTCCTGCTTGAACAGACTCTGGAAGAATTATACCTTGCTGGATCATATATTTGAAATAATTATTTTGAACATCGTATATTTCATCAGAGATGTTATCTTTTGGAAATGTCATAACCTTTTTCATTTTTGTGTCAATAATGATATCAATTTGGTTATGATCCAGAATCATTAGTTTTCCATCAAGAGTTTTGCGAATGTTTATCTCAACTTGAGGAACTGGTGGTTGTTTTGGCTGCTCTTGAGCTTCAATCTCTTCAGATGGCTCGATGTTAATATTAATTGCCATCTTGTTGAAACTCCCTCACAAGACTTTGAATTTTAGATATCTCTTGAATCATTTGTTGGTCTGGTTTTCTGGCCTTGTATGATTCAAGCATTTCCAAGACTTTGTTTGCGTTTGTTTGCATTGTTTGGTCTTGTTGGATTTCTTCTGTATCGAATGATTTTTTGACTGCTTCTTTGAGTCTGCCAATCTCTTCTTCAAGATACACTTTTAATTCGATTCCATTGTTGTCGAACGAAGTGATGTATCTGGTCAATAGTTCTTTTTGCTCTTGCAAAAGTTTATCACCATATTCCTCATTAAATCTTTTTGTGAATGATTTGAAAACAAGGTTATCAATTGGTTTTAGTTCGGCCTCTTTTTGATTATCGACTGTCATTGTATCGACAATGTTTTTCTCCAATAAGACCTTTGATTTAACAGTAATGTTTTGGCTAAAAATTTGTGAAATTGATGCTAAATTTTTATAGTTCGGAACGAAATTGGAGAACACATCATTCTCAAAGTTCTTCTTAATTTTCTTTAAAATTACATTCTGTTCTTGCAGTAGTTTATCTTTGTCAATATTCTGGTGACGCAACTTAACTTCATTCAATACTCTTTCTGCAACTTGACCAGAAATACCGTTTGTTTCTGTGATTGCTTTATATAATTTAAGCTCTTTATAAGATTCTGTATTTCTGTTAAATGACTCTTTGATGATGGTCTTGATTTCGTGTTGCTTCTGGATATTCTTGTCCAACACTGCCCTTGTTAACTCTTGAATAAGGGCTTCATAAATAAACGCACTATTTCTTTTTTTGTTATGTTTAAACTTTGCCATCACGCTTCTCTCTTTTTAGAATCCAAGTTTTCAATAATTGCTTGAATCTCAACATCATTTTGAAGAACTTCTAATTCTTCTTTCGTAACATTCTTCTTATAATTAGTTGATAAATCTTCAACAATGCCTTTACTTAATTGTCTTAGTGGATAATAAAAGTGATCTTTTTGTCTTGATGGCATTGTGCCTGTTTCATTTGACCACTTGCTTTTGTAATGCCTTTTTCTTGCGCCAAGATCTCTTTTATCGTGATGTGTTTTAAATCCTGAATCATTTCTCTTACCAGGAGCTGATAATAGCGTTTCGTCTTCGCCACCAGCGTCTTCTCCAGCAGCTGCATCATCTCCTCCAAGGCCAAGATCGTCACCAGCTCCAGCGGCGTCGTCACCTGCTAAATCTGCTCCGCCCGTAAGATCTCCGCCACCCATTAAGTCTCCACCACCAGCAGCTTCAGCATCTGCTGCTGCGGCAGTTTCGAGCGCAGCATCAAATTTACGATCATAGAACATTTCTCTTTGATTCTTAATGACTTCTTCGTCTGAAAGATCAAAGATGTTTTTCGCAACCCAATTTCTACTGAAATATCCTTCAGTTGCGGCAGCAGCAATATCAAACTTAGTTCTCCAATGCTCAAGCTCTTGTAATTCTGCAAGTTTTGATGGAGCATTCAAATGAAGCTTAAATGAGATTAAATCATTACCAGTATAGCCCAAAGTATAAAGATGGATAACTGCAATCTTTTCAAGCTCCGACACGACGCTTCTTTGAAGTCTTGTGATTGTTCTTGCAAAACGAATATCTTTTTGTGCAAGAGTTGTCTTATCTTCGCCCTCGCCTTCTTGTGTAAGATATGAAGGAGGAATCTTTAATGCTGAAAATAATTTGTCACGAAGATATTTTACATCATCGATGTCGCCTGTATATGTCCCACCAGGCAATGACTCAACTCTTGTTCCGCCGGTTGAACCACGAACAGGAATGAAATAATCTTCATCAATTGACATTGGATTGTAACGAAGGTCAACTCGGCCTGTTGTCTCATCAATAACTTGATTTCTCTTCATTGATGTTACAATTCTTTGCATATGTTGTTCGACTTCTTTTTCTGGAATACCACCAACATCAATATAAAAAATTCTTCTTTCTGGAGAGCGGACAACACGATATGCCATCATTGCATCTTCTATAAGTGAAAGTTGTCTCCAAATTCTTCTTGAAGCTTCCAAAACTGATGTTCCATAAGGAGCATACTTATCATTTCCAAGGATTCTAAAGTGTGCAACTTGCCAGTTTTCAAATGTCAATCCACCAGAATTCCACTGAAACTGAACATAATTTGGATTTGTTTTGTCTTCTCCTTCCATTCTTTCGATTTCGGCAGGTGGAAGGCCAACAACAGATTTAACACCAGTATTCTCATCAATATCCAAATAAAGAAAGTAATCTCCATATTTGCACATTGTTCGGCACCATCCAAAAATATTAAACTCAATATTCAGGACACTATAAAAAAGATTATTTAGGAGTTCTTTAATTTCTTCGTTTGGGCAATTGATTGTCAGAAGCTTTTGAAGAGGAGAAGAAACTGTCATCTCGTCTGCATAGATGTCGAGAGCAGATGCAATTTCTGGAGTATATTCCATCTGGTCAAAATCAACATACCTTTCAGCTCTTGCGGCATGATTGATTGAATTGGCATATATGTTATCAAAAGGATTGTAAGTGGTCTTTTTAAATTGCAAACCAGCAGCAGACTGGAAGTTATATTTGTCTAGCTGCCATCTCTTTAGTTGTCTTGGGTTTTGTTGCTGATATTGTGTAAGTGGGCCTGATAAGATCCTTGTTAATGCCTTATAAAGTATCGAATCGGGATTCCTTGGGTTTTTGTTATTTCTATTGTTTGCCATTTTTATCCTTTAATAATCCAGCCAAAATCATTATATATTTTTTTTGCTTCGTTCATTTTATCAAAGTTTTGCTCTTTTTTGTAGCCAATCATACCAGGAATTGTAGTATTAAATTTTGTGTTTGCCACAACCATTGAATTTAAGAACGCTCGTTTATATTTAAGATCTTTTGTGCTTTCCTCCAGTACAGTGTCCCTGACCCAACAAGTTATTGCCAATGACATTACAAGGTCATCATTGTAACTTCTTTGAGCTTCAGGTCTTCCATTTTTCCACACAAAAGTCTTTAACTCTTGGAAAGAACGAACAGAATTGATAGTAATTAGGTTATTTCTGATGAATTCTTCCATTTTAGCCACAATAAGTGGCCGAGTTTTCTGAGAAGTTGTAAAACCAGGCACAGAATTAGAAACACTTTCTGCTTCGTATTGCTCAAGATATTCGTGTGTGCCTTTGACAGAGTAATATATGTTTGGATATTCTGCTTCAATTAATTTTTCAAGAACTGAGAATCCAATGTTATTGTTTTCCATAACAAGCATTGCATCGCCATATTCTCTTCCGGCATCATATAATATTCTTGCAAACAGATCAGTTGTTGGTTTGCCACGATATTCTGCAACTTGATTCATTGTTGCGATATCAAAAATGTGAAAAACTGAATAATCTTTTCCATCTCCACGAGCAGTATCACCAACAAGAATATATTTGTTTTCTTTGTCGTATTCTTCCCAAATCCAAAAGTTTCTATCAAATCCAGTTTGATGTTTTGGTTCTGAAGAATGTTGTTCGATTCTTGTTAAGTCATCAGCGTGAACAACTGTCTCGCCAGAAGCATTAAAATTACATTCATATTCTTGTGCGATCTTTCTTCTTGAAAGATTTTTTGTTGTTTCCTCAAACCATTCTTGATCCCTTTCAGGATGCAATGTCCAGTGCAGTATTGTCGGATGGAATGTACTCTCTCCTGTGTCGGCTGCAACATATGTTTTGTGAAACCAATTGCCAACACCGTTTGGAGATGAGAGAGCGATACATCGACCACCAGCTGCCATTGTAGGTTGCAGGGCTGTCCACAATTCGTCAAAGCCTTCAATGTGCGCTGCCTCATCGATCACAAGAAGTGAAAGTGCTTCTGAACGACCAGCATCTGCTGATGTTGATGACGCTTTAATTTCTGAACCATTGTTAAGGACAAATGATGAACGATTGTCAATTGCAATTTGGGCCAGCTGGTCAAACCAAGGAGGCAGATTTTTAATCATTGCTTTTACTTTTTTGACAAGGTTTGCTGCTGTGCTAAACTTTGTTGCAATGACCAGGATATTTTTGTCTCGATGAAATAGCATCATCCATGACACATAAGCAGCAGTAATTGTAGAGATGCCCATCTGCCTTGATTTTAGGATGATGTTATTACGATAATCGTTAAATTTGTATAATAAATCTTTCTGAAAATCCCAAGTCTTGAACGCTACTTGTCCACGAGTTGGATGTGAGATTTTGCAGTAATTGTCGATAAAATAGACTGGATCTTTTCCGCATTTAACAATTTCTTTTACGAGATCTTTTTTTGAAAGGTATTGTGACATACATTAGATAAATAGTTTATTGTGCAGGAGCTGGAGCTGGTCCTTTTGCAGCGGCAGCGGGTTTTGTGTTTGCAAGCGCAGACAATTGCTTAACCACTTCTGTCGATTTTGGATTTTCTGTCGCAAGATCATTGATAAATTTCACAATAGCAGCTTCCATTTCGTCCACAAATCCACCAAGAACAGGAGTATCTTTCAAATCCGCAAGAACTTTCTTAATTTTACCAATGTTATTTTTCATCATGTTGGCAATCTTTCCAGCCTTGCCAAGATATATAGCCAGTTTTCCGCCTTTACCAATTGCATCGCCGACACCAGGAATCATTGAAATGGCTGATAGTGCAGCTTGCAGGTACTCGCCTTTTTTCGCATACAATAAAGCATTTGTAAGATCAGCAGCTTCGCCAATTCCAGGAATTGTACCTGCAACATCTAGAGCAACATGCTTTAATTTATCAAGAATACCTTCATCAAGATTTTCAGATATTAAATTAAATTGCTCATGCAATAAATTAATTCTATTTTCTTCTTGTTGCCAAATAGATTCTAGCTTTAATGACTGTATTTCTTCGGCAATTAATTCATTAAGGTATTCTTTTGTAAGCTTCATTCTCTTGGCTCTTCATCTCGTTTGCCGCTCACATTTTCTGGTGCTTTTGCAGAGAGATCTTCTTTACCAAAACCAATCCAATTTTTGATTGAGTTATTCAATCTTTCTTCAACAGTTGTTCCAAGTTCTGGATTATCAGGAATTCCACCAATTTTGTATGTTTGGCTTGCATT